ATCAATGAACCAATTAGCGCCAAGAGTAAGCCCAGCACCATTTACCGAGGTAAGTGAGCTATTTGCTACATTGCTACCAAGTCCAGTAACTTGCATTTTCTTTGTTGCACCAGCATCATTGGTTATCACTACATATTTGTAATCGGCATCAATATTAGTAATCGTTTCCGTAGCCTTTGCGTAGGCGTTACCAACCTCTCCATTTTTATCGATTGTAGCGATATTATCGGGAAGTGTTACATTGTTGCCGCCACCTCCTCCGCTTATAGTTATTACCTCCCATACTCCGTTTTTCCGGGCGTATTGTTTATTATCACGCGGCGCATCGGAGAGTATTTTTAATTTAGTGTTCCAAGCAGTAATATTTTCCTGTGTCAATCCCGAAGCATCCGCATTGGCTTTATTAGCTAATTGGTCAGCATCTGCCTTGCTTGAAAGTGTTGTGCTAAGGTCTTGAATGCTTTCCTGTGGTATTATCTCATCTTTGTGCCAATAGGAATCCTGCCAACTCCAAAATTGGTCTTGCGTAGGTTTTAAACCTGTTTTAAACCAGCTTTTAATAATGTTTATTGTTGTCTTTGCCATAATCTTAAACTTTAATCAAACCCTATAAACTCGATGAACTTAATAATACGGTAAGGAGGCATATTGTTGTGAGGTTGATTGCCTCCAAATTTTAACTCCATTTGTTCATGAAGCCATTGTGATGCTCCTCCCGCAATTTGCGCCTGTCCTCCGCTTACTCCTCTTACTACTCCTGTACCAAGTCTTGTCATGTGTGTGACTGTTTCAAAACCACCTTCTATCACAGGGAGTTCTTGAACCTTAAGCTGATGTGTTTTTTCTCCATCATTTTTAAGCAATTCACCAAAATCAGTATCATCTGGATTCCAGCCTAGAGGCATTCTCCCCCTTAGGTCGGTGCATTCTTTCCAGCCCTCTGGTATAGGTTCGCTGGCTGGTTTCCCCCAGATGGCGATTAAGCCTATCGGCACAGGGCTTTTCTTATTTTCAAGGGCTTTAATCCTTTTCTCAAAATCGGCATTCTTTACTCCTTGTTGTATAAGGTTGTCTACACGCTTAAAATCTTCCCATTTAAAGGTTTTATCAGGTGTAGAACTTCCGAATCCTGCGTATCTTTTGTAGATAACTGGCTTCGTTGCTCCATCTTCAAATACTCTGCTTTCTGTCTCTTCCTTGATAATAACATTAGTTGAAATGCTTCCACCTTTGAACTCTAGAAGTTCGCCGTTAATATATACCGCACCATCACTCACTGTATTTCCAGTAATGACACAGCCCGAAATGATGACCAGCTCTCCCGCAAGGCTTCCCAAGTGGTTAAACAGCGAGTAAGCCGTCTGCACTGCATCCAATATGTTAGTAGACATTGGGAATCCTCCCGTCTGATTGAAATTTAATTTATTCATACTGCTATAATGTCTGTTTTCATTTTAATAAGTTTCTATCTTGTATCTTTTTGAGGCTAATTTGTAAAAGTCAATGATGTAGCGCATTTCGTAATCATTATACTGCAGTTCTGCAGGAACCAGCACGATAAAATCTACTCCCGTATCGCCATAGTCTGCATCATCCCGAAGATACATTACACCTAAATATTTAGGCTTTTTCTCGCCGTCTGTGTAGATATACTCTCTTTTGTAGCGGTTTCCTTCTGCTATTTTTATCCGCCTTAATGAAATATCAAATTTGTCGTTAAGCGCAGCGCGAAGGTAGCACACCTGCCCATTGTGAGCGAGGTTGTAGAGATTGGCATTTCGGTTTATATTAAAATCATCAGCAACTTTGATAAGTGGATAATGAAGTGCCCGAAGCCATGCCGAGAGCTTTTCCCTACGGAGAAAAGTCGGAGTTAAAAGGCTTGTCAATTTTGGAATGTCCAGATTAAACCACATATTCAATGTTGTTAAAGTTTTCTATTTTAAAATATCCCGAAACAGGGATTTTCTTTACTTCTATGGTCTCATAACCGCCATAGTCATTAACTCCCGCATCTATCCACTTACTTTCAGCGAGGATGATATGAGGAATTCTTACGCCCTCTACCTGCTGAAGGACATCCACCAAGTGTGCGAGGACTAATTCTCCATCAAATGGTAAATTCTTCAAATACTCTTTAATGGCATCTTCTACCGGCTTTTTACCCGTTATGATGCTTTGTCCGTTTTCGTCCAAAACCAAAGGGTCTCGGTAGATTTTCATTTGTAGCTTGAGAACATCGGGCAGATAATTGATAACTGTAATTCTTACCCCTGCGTCTTTGATTTCGTTCATGTAAGCATCAAAAGATGCTTTTTGCCTAACACTTATCGGCTGAAGTTCTCCGCCCTGTTCGGTGGCGATTTTTACAATCAATCGGCTCTCTGTGTCTGCTTCGGTAACCGCAGAAAATTTGACAATCTTAGAAGCCGAAATCTGGTCTTCGGTAAATCCTTGATTATTGAATTTATCGGTATCTGTAATGAGGTCAAAACCATACTGAAAGGCTAATGCCTTGTTTCTATACCAGCGTGCAGTGTGTGGCTTTAGTTGAGTTAAAGCATCTAAAACCTCCGCTTTGTGCTGGTCAAATATCTGCTCCAAAGTGTAAATCACAAATGCTGTGATGTACGCCCAAAGCCTCCATATCGCCACCTTGCTGGTCGATGTCAGCCCTGCAAGAGCTGGTTCTGACTCTTTGGCTTTAATTATCTCGTTGTTGATTTGTTCTATACTTCGTGCCATTTTCTAACTTACTTTAAAATCTGTTTGAATAACCCAATATCCGATACCCTCTAATCTTTCCTCCTCTGGAAGCATTATTACTGCTGTGGCAGGATTGCTCTTATATGATGCCATACTGAGTAGTACCAACTTGTTACTAGGCAAATCCAACGGATAGTTAATAAGGGTTCCTGCTTTCACATTTTCTGTGATAGAAGATTTATTTTCTTGTGCCAATCTGTAAGCGTGTGCGGAGGTTCCATATAAAATATTGGATATATCCAGCCAGCTTTGATTTTCATATACTCTATATTGTGTTATATTGTCCATTGAGCTGTAATCCTTTTTCTGTTATCTTTAAAGCTTCTATATGGAAGCTGTCAGCCTCTAATTGCACTCTTATTCTTCGGTCTAAAAATCGGTCTATATTCCCATGTTTGGACGACATAATATCACATCCTGTTTCGGGGTGTTCTTTCCATTCACCCTGTCCACTCAGCAGGAGCATTTCTACAGACTGATTTTCAGCATTGCCTATCTCAAAATCACCATTATTATCTATCTGTAATTCAAAATCTTTTATCAAAACATCTTTCATTACTCAACTTTTTGAACATTTACAGGGCCGTGTGTGCAGGTGGCCGTGATAGTGATTTGTTTTATTTCTTCAATTACAGCACTTGCTATCTTTTCACACACTTTATCTAGAAAATCTTCTGCGTTCTCATTGTCTGCTTCAGACATCCATGCTTTTTTAATTTTCCCCTTTAATCTGTCTTTATTTAGTGCCATTTAATTCTCTTTTAAAAGCTTTTTAAATCGGTTTTCTATCTCTTTGAATTTTGGCTGATTGATAAGCTTTGTTGTAGGTCCTCCTGAAACAGTTAAAAATTTCATTTTCTGAATTTCCTGCAATAGGTCGGTCATCAGCTTTGCCAAGGTTTCGTTTTCTTTTTTAAGTAGGAAACCCTCTGTATCTATCTTGAACTCTGTTTTTTCAATCTTAATTTGAAACTGCTTTATTTCAGAGTGATTAACTACTACAGCAGTTTCTTTAGTTACAAATACACAAGCCACTAAACTGCCTATTTTAGGCTCTACAAAAACACCATTTTCTGCTACTTGTAGATAAGCATCTAAAATCTGCGATGAACCATCCAACGGCTGTAAATCTGCCGTTTGATTTTCTATATCTACCGATGTTACTTCGCAGATTTTGGCGTAAATTTCATCGCCTGTTTCGGTTAGTTTTTGTAAAAGTTCTTTCATTGCTCGTTAATCGTTAGCGGTTGCCCCAGTTCTATTTTCTGGCGGTAGCCATTCATCCCAAAATCTATCTCTATTTTCTTTACTAGATAAACTCCGCTGTTTCCATCTGATGCATGGATTTCGACCATATCACACTTACTGACTTCGGGCTGTCCAAAGGTTTCAAATGAACCTTTAAACCCACTTTGCTTATATCGTTCCACCGCTTGGATAGCGTATTTTTTTAATTCTGCTTCTGTGAGCCCATCCATTCTTATTTTTATCAAATCGCCATCTTTGTCACCATATTCATAGGTTACTTTTTTCTTTTTGCCATTAAAACTCTGTGCCTCACATCTTACCCGTATGTCTTCTTTATCTCTGTATTCAAAATCCTCATCAATAATATTTTTACCATGTATGAATTTTACTTTCTTTCGATTGTCCAAAGGATAGGCTAAACCTATATACAGCACGCTTTCCTTGTTTATCGTCCGAAAGTAGGAAGACAGCATCATTTTTTCTTTCAGCTCCTGCAGTTCTTCCGAAGCATGGGTCTTGGTAAGTCTCCAGTTTCCCACTTTTATATTTTTATCCATAAGCTGAAACTTGATATTAGTCCCCTCCAATAGATAAGACACTATATCATGCAGAGAAGCGTTTTTAAAAGCTCTTGGTTTTACCTTGTGAGACTTTAAAATAAACATACCATCTTCGCATTTTATCGTTATCGGTACTTTTGCATCTACCGAGCGGATAAAACCTGTAAATCGTGTTTCTAAATCATCATCATATCCGAGTCTGATGGTTATTTTATCACCTCTTTTGATTGGAGGCTTTCCGTTCTTACTGACAGCCTCCTGCCACTTTATTTTTTTAGGGAGCTGAATTTCGCAGGTGTCGGTAAGAGTAGATACATCTTCTACAATCTTGCAGTCTGCAACGGCATTAAACTTCCAAGTTTTATCGCCCTCGATGATGATTTCACTACACAACTTTAACATCGTTTTCTTCTTTTAGTCTAATTTCGTACGGCTCATCAGAGAGCATTTGAATATTGATACTTTGTCTGTTGGAGTGGGTTTCTTGTTGTAGGTCAAAAGATTTTACCACTGCTGATTTTATCCCAAAAATCTCCAAGAAATCACTCTGAACTTCTAATGTTTCGGGAAGGCTGAGTATGTTTTTCAACTCTGCTACGGCATCTATCGGATAGTCAATATTATGCTCTCCTTCCTGGTCAATGGTGTAATTACTTATCCCTGCATCTATGGTAATGTTATAATCACCATCACTGATATACTCTTTTATCGTCCCATTGCGTCCCTGTAATGCTGTGGTAACGATGTTTTTTTCCATATTAAGAGAAATCAGACATTCGTTAAATACAAACTCTTTTCCTCCATGCTTTAAAGCTAGTGAGGTCAGCCAAGTTCTCCCTTCTAATTCTCCTAAATCCAATAATTCTGGATTTCCCTCTTCTCCTATATTTTGAGATATTTTAAAAGGCTCTGCTGTCCTCATTCCAAAACGAAAGGCTAGATTTAAAGCCACTCCTTTGGCTAAATGCTCTGCATTTGGGGTAAATACATTTATCATGCTCTTATAGTTTATGCGGTTGTAGCGTTTCGGTCTGCACCTGCAAAATCTGCTACTGCAGTACCGAATATTTCTTTAATAGCTTGTAAAATCTGTTCTTTACTTTCTCCGACAGTCCCTTTTTGAGTGTAGATATTGAGATTTTCCACCATTTTACCAACTGTAAGACTGCGAACCTTGTTCCCACTTTCTCCCTCTTCTTTCTCGCTTTTTTCCTTTTTCTTCTTTGTTTTTTTAGCTGCCACTCCTCCAATAGTAGGAGTAGAGAGTCCAGAGCCCTTGCTGACATCAAAAATGTTCTTGTGGGAGTTGTCATCTACTATTTTGACCTCCTGCGGATCATCTTTACTTTTTTTCTTGTCTTTATCGAAACTTTCTCCTCCTGCTTTTTCTCCTTTTTTGTATTCTTCTTTAATGCTTACCGTTCCTTCGGAAGAAAAAATACTATTCCAAAGTTTTTTAATTGGCTCAGCCATGGCTCCGAGTTTTTCGACAATACTGTTAAACAAGCCTGTAAGCCAGTCCCAAACTCCACTAAATGCTTTATAAATAGGATCTATAATAGTAGATTGTATCCATCCTGCGAACTCAGAGAAGGTGTTTTTTATCCAATTCCAAACACTGGAAACCAATTGTACTATCCAGTTGAACACAGTTTTTACAGTGTTCCAAATCATCATAAAAGCGTTTTTGTAAACATTGTAAATGAAGCTTGCTATAGGTTTTATAACGCTATTCCAAGCCCATGTAATCGTGTTTGTAATGTTTTTCCATACTGTTTTTACAATCTCCCAAATAGTCAAAAAAGTGTTTTTATAAAGATTGAAAATAAACATACCTACAGGCTTTAGGACAAGAGTCCACACTCTGCCTGCATATACACCGATATTGTGAAAAATTGCTTTTCCTGCATAGCCTATTCCAAAGAGTATCTCTCTAAATCTTCTACTATGTTCCCAAAGGTATTTTAGTGCTATAATAATCGCTGTAATCCCCGCTATTATCCATCCGATAACAGGAATATTCATAATAGCAACAGAAAAAGCTCTTGTCCCCATAGCTGCACCTATCGCCGAATTTCTCACTGAGTTTAAAGATGCTGCAAAGCCTTTATTAGCAACACTTCCTATCCCTGTCCATAACGCTAAGGCTTTTGAGCGAATGAGTGTTATTCCAGATTGTATGTTATCCTTTGTTTTTGCAAGTGTTACCGCACTCAATGTGGATTTTAGGATATTGAGATAAAATGCAGATTTTCCAAGCCATTCTACAGTAGAGAACCCTATATTTACAAAGGGAGTAAACTCTTCTGTAAGATTGAAAATAGATATTTTCAAATCATCAAACCATGCTTTAGCCCTAGCTACTTTTTCGTTATAGCCACCCATGATTACCTCTGCTTGTTCTACCGCTGAATTAGTCCCTACAATAGCCTTAGTCATAGCCTCCGCATCATCAGCAGTGTTTATCATGGCAATAGCTGCTGCCATGTTTTCCTTACCAAATACTTTGGTCATAAGCGCGGTATCTCCCTGTATTTTTCTAAGAGTTTTTAACCGTTCGTGTAGAGGTATAGAACTGTCTGCTAGATAATCTACTGAAATACCAGCCTGCTGAAGTCCTTCCGCTGCTAACTTAGAAGTAAATCTACCCTCTGATAATGTTGTAAGGACATTTCGTAGCGCTACACCGCCCTCACTTCCTTTTTTACCTGCTTGGTCTAAAAGCTGGATATAAGCATTAGTTTCAGCAAAAGACAAACCTGTGGTTTTCGCTACCATTCCGACCTGTTCTAATGCTTGTTTGATTTGTGGAAGTTCTGCAGACCCCTGTTGTGCAGCTGCGGACATCACATTCATCATATCGCCCATGATTTTAGCTGCTGCAATAGGATCATCCATACTCACACCAAACTGATTGAGTGAAGTGTTAAGGACTTCTGTAGCCGCCACCGTATCACCGCCCATCTGCTTGGAGAGAATATTGGCGTTTTCCCCCATCATCTTCATTGCTTCTGCATTAGTGGCAATCTCTGGAGATAATTGAGAAAGCATCATTTTATAAGCTTCCACATTATCTATAGCACTTGTTCCGAAGGTTTTTGCTGTATCTCTTGCCGCCTTTTCAATCGCTTTTAATCCATCTCCTGTAACTCCTGTGATGGCAGAAAGCTCCATCATGTTGGCATTTAGATTTCTGCCAGGTTCGATAAGGCTCTCAAAGTCTTGCCGAAGAGAAGAAAGTCCTTCTAAAGCTGTACTAAATGCCAAAAAAGATTTAAAACAATCTCCGAAACTCTTAGTTGCATTCTTCGTACTCTCGTCTAATCTCTCAATCTCACGAGTTACTGAGCCAATGACATCGTCGCCTACAACTTTTAAATTTACTTGATATGTTACATTATTTGACATTTTTTTACTATCTTTGTTATGTAAATGGTTTTAAAATGAAAACATTAAAAATCGCTTTTGGGGCGGCTCTCATTTTAGGAGTTATTTTCTTTCCCGCTCATATGATTATAATAGGCATGTTTTTAGTTGCTGTTGTGATAGCAGTTGGACTTATTTCCATTGCTCTTAAAGGAAATGATAGTGTCAATTCTTCTATTTCTGATGATGAGGCTTTTATGGTACATTATCTATTGAAGAAAAAGAAAGAACAATAAACCTCTAATCCCCACCAAACAAAGCCTTAAATAATTCGGCTTGGTTCTGTAGTCGCCATTCTTCCAGCCACATGGCTTGGGCGTATAATTTACCCCATTCACTTATTTGTAGTGTTTCTGGCTCTACATTAAAGTTTGACCTTATAAGAGCATCTCCCTTGAACCTTTCGTGTTCTGACTGCTCGCTTTCTAGCGAGCTTATAAGTTTTTTGCTTCAGAGCTGGTTTTCTGCACTCTTTCCATCAAAGCACTTACTGCCTTGATTTTAAGCATATCCCTGCCTTCTATTTCTTCATCAGCCTTTACAATACAGTTGTCATAAGCTGACCTTAATCCTTTCATTTCATCAGATTTAGATATTTTATGTATGGCTTCCAAATCCTTAAAGGTAGGCTCTCTGAATATAGCTTGATGAGTGTTTCCTTCATAAGTCACATTAACCAATACTAATGCTCCTCTTTCTGCTTTGAGGTTTTCTATTTGAGCGGCATCAAGTCCGCAGATAAGTTCTTTGTCCATTTTCTTGTTTTTATAATGTGAGCAGTTGGAAATACTACTGCTCACAGTGGTTGTTTTATTTTGATTTATCTACAATATGAGAAACTATAAGTTCCATTTCTATAGGTTTGCTCATGTCTCCTTCTTTCCAGTCAAACTCTGTTTTTTTAAATTCGCAATTCTTCAAAACATGTACTACCATAGGTCCAGCATCTGGCTGATAGCTTACTGTAATGGGAAATGGAGCAATTCTATGAAGCTGTCCTTTTGGAGCTTTTGATTTCAGAGCGAAAACTGTCCCCGAAAGCAGTGTAATAGAAGCGGTGGTTTTCACTCTGCCGTATCCACGAGATATAGGGTATCTCCCTGCTGCATAGATGTCCTCTTTTTCCATTTCTTCGCTGTATTTGATAGCGGTAATCCCTGTAACAGGAACGCCTCCAATAGTAGCGGTAATGTCTGCCCAGCCGTATTCTCTTCCGTTAATCAGCGGTTCTAATTCTACCATTTTTAATCTTTTTTAAGGGTTAAACCTATTTTTACCTCAATTTTTCTCAATGTTCCCACAGGAACTATTTTTACAATCACTTCTAATTTAGAAGTTCTCAGCACCTGCTGGTTCGGATTGATATAAGCTTCATACCCACTTATTTCTCCGTTTCTTTTCATTTCATCAAGAACATCATCACAAAGAGCTTCCAAGGCAGCCACTCCTGATGCCTCCAATAGTCCTGTATCGGGATCTATATAAGCAGGTCCAGATACTTTCTTAATCAGCACCTTGTTAATTCCCCTAATGGCTTTATCAATGGTTCTGTTGTTTTCGATATAAGCAAAATCACTCTCTAAACTAGTAGCTGTAAAACTATCATTAAGGAAAGTTCCTGCTATTCCTGTATGCTTTACTCCGAAGATGTAGCCTTTATCGTTAATCGCTTCCAGTTGTTGTGGAGTATAGTTTCCTATGGCTGAACCATCACAAAAACAGATACTATCCAGTTCTCTTGTTTTTTCTACACCTCCTGTAAGAGCCTTGACATAAGCTGTGGAAACTAAATTCTGTTTTTCTACCCATGCAATACTCTCGCTTACTTTGGATTTTGATAAAGCACCTAATACAGCGCCAATACAAGAAATAGAAGCGTTGGTTTGGGATAAATAAGCGCCTCTCCCTCCGCCGTCTTGACCGATAACCACACTTACCCTTTCAGCATTCAATGTATGCAGGTCTGGCAGTTTAGTCATGTCTTCCGCGGTTATTTTTACTGAAAGAAGCAAACTCAAAGGGATATTTAATTCTCCTAATTCTGAAGCAATCTGATTAAGTTTGCTCACTGAATTTGAAAGGGTATTTAATTCCCTTTTAAAATCACAAACTGCAATCTGTCTGATGTTCCCCTCTGCGAAGTTCTGCATGACCTTTACTTCTGTATAATTGCCATCACTCTCTGCCACTGAATGAACATATAGTTTGGCTCCCTCATTCACTCGGAAGAACTCCGAAACATGGTAATGGAGCACAGGATGCGTAGTAGCTGTGATACCTGCTTTATCTAATTCGCTGACAGATAATATCAAGCGCTTGTCTGTGGCTGTTTCTCCATAGACAATGATTCCAGAGATGAAATCTGTGCCTTCTTGTCTTCTGCCAAGTCCGCCGTTTTCTCTAATAAATTTTACTCCGTTCATTTTTACTGAGTTATTTGGTTTTTAAGTTCTGTAAGAGCCTTTATAAGGTCTTCTGCATTTGGTTTTTCTGCAAGTTCTACTTTGAAGTAGGTTGCTAGTGACTTCATTTCGTTGAAGTTTTTAGGAATCAGCTCTAATTCCATTAGCTCTGACACTTTTTGCTCTCTTGTATCACCTTGTTCATCAGCAGTGTTATCTACTGCTTCTGCTGTCTTCTCCCTTTTTGGAGTAACTTTTTCTACTGTTTTGTCTTCAAGTGTGGACGCGTAGTTTACTGCATCATGTTCCAGGAAGAAAAAATGACCATCTGCAGTTTTATATGCTACATCTAGCTTCGGATTATCTATAAATACTTGTTCCATTGTTTTTTACTTTAAAGTTTAGATTTAATAAATAGAGGAGCCACACCAACGATAATAAATAGTAATAAACTGAGTGCTCCAAACCACATAAGGGCTGAATGATACCACTTAAAGGGTTTTTCTATATAAATGGGAATCTTTTGGCTCTCATGCTCCTTTACATACTTATCGTATAGTTTAAGAGCTAATTTTTCGGCCTCTGCCTTGCAGTCTATTGTAAGTTTGTTCCCACTTAGTGTTACCTCTGGAGGCTGTAATATCCTGCCTTTTGGTGGGTTTTTATAAATGGTTCTAATCTTGGGAGTTCCTCCCTCTGGACAGTCTATCATGACCTCAGTCCTTACGCTGTCCCTCTGAGTTACTACCACGGTGTCTCTTACGAGGGTTTCCTTGGTAATGGTCTTCGTGTTCTCTATGATTAGCGGTTCTGCAGGCTTCCTGCTTCCGCAGGAAACCGCAAAAACCAATGCTAAACAGATAGATATGATTTTTAAATATGTACCTTTCATTGTTATAAATGTTCGTATTCTTCTTTTGCATTAAATGAAGGACAAGCTTTTTTTACACCTGGAAAGTCTCTATGCCCTTGGATAATTGCCTTTGGGAACTGCTTTTTTAATTTTTTAAGTAAATCAAACAATGCCTTTTTTTGGGCTGGTGTCCTGTTGTCAATAGGTCTGTTCTTACTATCTACACCTCCGATGTAGGAGATGTTGATACTTAATGAATTAAACCCTTTGACTCCATTAGACACTTTCTCTATCTCCAATAGTTGGACTACCTCTCCATTTGGTTTTATAATAAAGTGATAGCCGGGCATCTTCCAGCCTAAATGAGCTTTCCAATAATGCTTAATGCTCTCTACAGATGTCGTCTGTGGCGTTGCCGTACAATGCACGGCTAAATACTTTATTTCTCTCATTATTATTGGTTTTAACCTACACTAATGCAGCAACATATTTCTTCCCTAGAGGTACTGCAATAAAATAGTGTCGGTAGTTAAGAAGGTTCGCTTGGTTCTCTGGACTTTTACCCGCTTCAGAGAAATACTGTTTAGTAAGTCCTGTTTTCTTTCTGACATTGTCTACTACGAAGCATACAGAAGCTGGTTTATCACCGCTTGCTGGTACCGAACCAAAAGGTTTTTTGGTAGTTCCTGTATAATGAGGACTCGCGATGTACTTCTTGATTTCAAAGCCAGCGATTACAGGAGAAAGCTCTCCATTTTTATAATTGATAAGCTGATCACCGAAATTCTTTCTGTCCTTTAAAAGAGCATTCCAATGCTTGTTGCAAAGCACCAATCTTCGTCCCTCTTCTGGCCATTCAAGTTCATCACATTTGTCTTTCAACGCTACCAAATCCTCGTAGGTACACTCCGCTCCTGCTAGCTGTAATACAGGTGTTTTTGCTGCGTCAGTATCAGGAGCTAGGGCGTGAAGGGCTTTCTTGTATTTCTTTGCATTGATAGAGTTGGTGTGTGATTTAGTCACTGCATCTATCTTGTCATAAGAAGCCCCAATAATCTGGTCATCCGTTACTTTTGTAGCTTTAGTTTGGTATTTGTCCAACTTCACAATTACCGTGTCATCAGTGAAATCCTGCACCGCGATAGGGTAAGTTTGGTTGTTGATCAAAACTTCGGGATTAAACTCAGAAGTAGGAATATGAATGATATTCTCTTCTCCCATTTCGCTTACATCTCCGTCTAATTCGCTGACTCCATCCAAGAAGTCTGCTGTTGCTCCGTTTTCAAGGGTTTGTCTTACTCGACTTTCCCATATTTCTGGAAAATTCTTTGGCATTTCTTTCTTTTTTTTAAATGATTAAACAATAATTAAAAGGTTTTTAAAAGCTCTTTATAAGCATCTGGGTTTGCTGCTTTAAAAGCAAGTTGTTCGTCAAGGCTCAATTTTTGGAAATCCTCCATTGTAGCCACAGCGCTAGTTCCTGCTGGTGTCTTTACTCCTGCACTGAAATTTTGTTTTGCTGGCAAGGAGTCTAAGGTTGATTTAGCTAAATCAAAATTCTGTGCTGCAAGGTCAGCAAAAGTTTGGCGCTTGTCTGCTGTGATTTTCCCACAAGCAACAGCTTCGTCCAGCATCTTGTTCGTTGCTGTGAGTTTGGCTTCTTTTTCTTTCTCTACAAAAGCATTTACTTTTTCCTCTGATAAAGCTAATTGTGCTTTCAGACCGTTTCGCTCTTCTTGCAGTTTCAATATTGCTGTATTGATCTGCTCCTGTTCCGCCTCTTCTGTCTGTCCATCAAAACCTAATGCGACAAAGGCTAATTGTGATAATTTCAATTTCATTTTATGGTTGAATTTTGGTTTATAATATTCTTGATTCTGTTTTATTGAAAGACAAAGGGCTATTATATCGATTTCAGAAATTTCTTCTCCGTCCATCATGAGTCTTAATGCTCCCGCATTGCTTGGAATAGCAACAATAGAAGCCTCGTGCAGACTACATTTTTCTAAAACCAGCTCTCCATCTTGATAGGAGAAATCCTTTTTGCTGAAAGAAATCCCCATACTAGCACCTTTGATTATTCCTCTTTCTACTTTTCCTGCTATAGTTTTAGCGTTTTCGTCCTCCATATCAAAGTCCGTATCAGCAGAAAGTTTTCCGTTTTCTGCCTTTATCTCTGTCCATTTTCCGATGACAGAAAGATTGGAGGGATTATGTCCATCAAGCATTACAGGATTAGCCTCAAATCTTTTAAGGTCTATCCCTGCTGTTTTAATCTTGAACCCATAGGAGTTCGTTACATTTTCATCATTAAGTATGAATCTTGGCATTTTTATTTGAGTTTTAACGAGGCAAATTTGGGGGCTTTATCTATGAAAAAAAAGAAGTTGTCTGATGAGTAAACAACTCTGTATAAACAAAATACGAATGTGTCCAACCTTTGGACTTTTCTTTTTTTCAGCAGAGAAATAAAGGGAATTTTGCGTGTAAAAACATTAAAAGATGGCGACAAAAAAAGACAGCATAAGACTTAAAGCAGAAGCTTACTATATAGAAAACATGGAAGCCTCGCAAAAGGAGGTTGCTACCCTTTATAAGGTTACAGAGCTGACCGTAAGCCGCTGGGTTCAAAAATATAACTGGGAGGAAAAACGCATGAATTTTCATGCTTCCCCTACTGTAATCAAACAGAAACTCCAGCAGGAGACCCTGCGTATTATTAACGGCGGGGTTCCCACCTTCTCTGCAACGGGTGTAGAAAAACTTATGAAAGCCTTAGACCGTTGTGACAAGCAGGCAGACCCCGTGGTAGTGCATCGTATTTTAAAAGACCTGGATAACTTTATTTCAGAGGTAGACCCAGCCTTTGCTGCGCAATGTACACAGTATCACAAGCAATTCCTTCAACACCGTATAAGTATAGAAATCAATGGATAAAAAATACATCAAACTCTTACAGGATTACGACAAACACTGCCTTCGCATCGCCAAGGCAACCTCTATCAATATCCATGAAAGCGCCAAAGAGAAAACAGACAGGATAAAGAGATTAGAAAAAGATTATATCTGCTGGTTTGAATATTATTTTCCGAATTACGCTAAGAAAAAATCAGCTTGGTTTCATGCTAAATTAGCAAAGATTATTGTCAAAAATAAACGACTGAGACTACTAGCGGAGATGTTCCGTTCAGCGGGTAAATCCGTGCATATTGATATGGGAATACCGCTCTATCTTTATTTAGTCAAAGAAGAACTCCGTTTTATGCTCTTGGTGGGAGAAACAGAAATCAAAGCCAAAAAACTACTTTCTTCTATTCAAGCACAACTTCAGTTTAACAATAGATTTAAAAACGATTACGGAGATAAATTTTCTGCTGGAAACTGGGCTGATGGCGATTTTGCTACCACAGATGGAGTGAGGTTTATGTCTATTGGATTTGGACAGAACCCCAGAGGAGCGAGAGAGGAGGCAGATAGACCCGATTATATCGTAGTAGATGATGTAGACAGTAAAAAATCAGTCAATAATGACCGTATCATGCGAGAAAGTGTGGATTTTATCACTGAAGATATTTGGGGAACTTTTGATGCTGATGAAAACGCCATAGAACGATTTATTTATGCAAATAACAACTTTCATAAAAACTCTATCACTAACAGATTGAAGCTTTATTTTAAGGCAGTTATAGAAAACACAAGTATAGAGAATGAAGAGGGAGAAATTATTGATATGGGGAGCTTTGCAGAAGACAACACTCATTTTGAGGTGCTTTCAGTCTGTGCTGTTAAAGATTTGAAAACCTTTGAACCTGAATGGCCAGAGAAATCCTCTGCTTCATATTGGAAAAACAAGTTCCATAAAACGCCTTACCGTTCTTTTATGCGGGAATATATGCATACCCATATCGAGGATGGAGCCATATTCAAATATGAAGATATACAGTACAAAAAAGCCCTCCCATTGAGAGAATACGATAATTTGTGTTTTTACGGAGACCTTTCTTATAAAGAAAACGCCGATTACAAAGCGCTTATCTTGGTTGGTATGAAAGGTAAAGAATATCATATACTATTGGCTTACATGCAGCAAAAAAGCCGAGCCCATTGTGCCCAGTGGCTATATGACCAATATGAGAAATTTGGACTTGATAAGTTCAATATCCGCTATATGATTGAGGGACTTTTTGCGATGGATGAATTTACCTCTGATTTTGATTTAGAAGGAGAGAAACGAGGTTACTATATCCCTGTAGTAGCAGACAAACGCCCTAAATCTGATAAATACAGCAGGATAGAAAGCCTCTCAGGGTATTTTGAGCGGAAAAATGTCTTTTTTAATTCTGAACAGCATAACTCCGATATGCAGACCCTCATAGACCAGTTTCTAGCATTCGAGAAAGGAAGCCAAGCTCATGATGACGGACCAGATGCTGTGCATGGAGCATTCAAGTGGCTTTCTACGAGAGCGAGAAAAACATCTAATACTTATGCCTTTGGAGCAAGAGTCAATAATCATTATTAAACCTTTAAAACAATGTACGCAACCCCAGAAGATTTAAAAACAAATCTATACCAATACCAGACACAGCAGATATCAGAAGGAGATGAGGATATTATTTTAAGAGCTATTGCTGCCGCCGAAGAGGAGGTCAAATCTTACTTCTATACCAATGCTAAAAAAGAATATCTGGATGGAAGGCTACGCTATGATGTAGATAAGATTTTCTCCGCCACAGGAACAGAGAGAAATCCGCTTATTTTGAATATTGTAGTTAATGTAGCAGTGTGGCACTTTATCACTCTTGCTCACCCAGATATGCTCCATGACTGGGCAAAAGAACGCTACGATAGAGCTATTGAGTGGCTTAAAAAACTAAACAAAGGCGAAGTATCTCTCGGAAACCTCCCTCTTATTAAGGAGAGCGGGAACACCAATACCTCTAATTCCAACGAAGAGCCTTTTGTATTTGGTTCAAGAAGAAAGTTTAATCATGAGTAATCCACTAAAAAATGAAAAAGAAGAATACTAAAAATCATACTAACAAAGCAGGGACTAATAGCCTGCAGCCTACACGGAACATCGTACCTAAAGCAATAGCTCGTACTCGTTCTGATGTATTGGTATGGAAAAACGCACTTTCTAATGCGGAAAACATAGATTATCCAAAGATGTTCCCTTACTATAATTTAGTAAAGGACATGAGCCTTGACGCTCACTTGACTTCACAAATCCAAAACAGAAAACTAAAGACTGTTTCAGCTGATTTTGTCATCAAAAAAGCAAGTGGAGAAACCCATGAAGAACTAACGGATAAACTACAAAAATCTGTTTGGTTCAATACCATTATAGAGCATATTCTAGATAGTATTTATATGGGATATACCCTTATTGAGCTGAACCGAAAAGAGAATGAAGAGCTGTCAGCGGGAGACCTCCCTACACCTCTGATTACTCTTGTGCCTCGCCAAAATGTGATTCCACAGAAAGGAATTGTTTTAAAAGACTATACCGATGAAAAAGGACTTGATTATATCAACGCGCCTGAGTATGGTACTTGGCTTTTAGATTTTGGAACCGTGGGAGATTTAGGGCTGATAAATAAAGCAATTCCGCATATCTTATTTTCAAGGTTTGCTCAGTCTTGCTGGTCAGAACTCTGCGAGATTTATGGTATTCCACCAAGAGTAATGAAAACCAACACCAGAGACAGAGCCGCCCTTAATCGTGCTGAAAAAATGATGACTGATATGGGAGCGGCAGCGTGGTTCATTATTGATGAAAGCGAAACTTTTGAATGGGCAAGTAATGGAGTTCCCTCAACAGGAGAAGTTTATAACGGACTCATTAAACTATGCAGAGACAACATCTCTCTGCTCATTTCTGGAGCTATTATTGGACAGGATACCAAATACGGAAGTAAAGGTAAGGAGGAAAGTTCCCAAGAAACACTACAAGATTTAGTAAATGCAGACCAGACTCTTGTAGAGCAGTATATGAACGAAAAGGTTTTATCCGCACTGTATGCCATCGGTGTGCTTCCAGAAGATGGTTTGATTTTTCAATACGACCAAGTGGAAGATCTGAGCGAACTATGGAAAAGAACCGTTGATTTAATGCCTTATAAAAACATCCCTGATGAATGGATAAAAGATAAATTCGGAGTAGAAGTACAAGGGGATAGAACAACCAACTCACAAAATTTAGGATTAGATTTTTTCGGATAAGCCCCAAACTATACTTTGGGGCGCTACACGACACCCTTTCTGGACAATATGCACATTGCGATTGTGAAACATGCAGAAACGCTGGATATATACAGCTTTCAATGGACGAAGAGCCTATAAATGATCTTTTGAATATTACTCAAAAGGCTTTTGATGTTCTTTATTCTCGAAAAAGCTACAAACCTGATGATCTTATGAATGTTCCTGAGTTTCGTGCTGTTGTAGAGCATACCGCTGAGATTTTTTCTTCCGCTGTTCCGCACGAAGTACCACAGGAAATGAGAGATTATCTAGAGAAAGATGTTTTTATTTTTTCTGGACTGAAAACCCATACACAGCTCACAGAAGCAAGAAGTTATCTAAAAGATGAAAGCGGAAATATAGTTCCTTATGACAGGTTTGAGCAGAAGATTTTAAAACTCAATGAGCAGTATAACCGCCACTACTTAGAAGCTGAGTATCAGTTTGCAGTACATTCTGCCCAAAGCGCAGCAAACTGGGCTAATCTCCAAGAAAATACCAGCCGATACTGGCTGGAATACCGAACCGCAGGAGATGAGCGAGTAAGAGCAAACCATGCTGTACTGAATGGAATCTGTCTGCCAAAGGATGATGGTTTCTGGACGGAGTACTATCCACCTAACGGCTGGAGGTGTCGTTGTGTCGCTGTGGAAGTGCTGGCAAGAGAAAACACACTGAGTGACAGCAAAAAAGCAAAGGAATTAGGAGAGAAAGCAACCACCCATATTGCACCTAATGGAAAAAACAAACTTCAGATGTTCCGCTTTAATCCAGGTGCAGAGAAAAAAGTTTTTCCACCTAACAACGCTTACAGCAAAGTGGTAGGAGCAAAAGATGTTAAAGAAACTCTGAAAGAGAAGGTAAGAAATGAAAACATAGAAGATACTTCAAAATACGATGATGATATTTTTAAAAATTTTAGACTAAATGCAAAAGAATACGCTCAATCTGAAGCCCATCAAAATGCTCTTAAAATCAATAATAAAATGCGCCCAGCAGAAACTTTCTGTGTGAATAAATACACAGGGGATTTCTTTGTTGATATAAATTTTTATTTAAGAAATGGAGGAGAACCCAAAGAAGAATTTTTTGAAAGGTACAAAAAAGTAATGAATAGTGCCTTGGATAAATTAGAATCTTATAAAGGATATGTTTTTCGTGGTGCTGACTTGTCTTCAGAAATAATCAACAAGTATAAAAAAGCTGAAGAAACAGGTGAACCTTATACTGAAAATCACTATTTATCTACCTCAAAGGATAGAGAAAAATCATTTGATAGAAACACAAAGTATAAAATATTATCTAAAAATGGAAAACAGATTGAGGAACTTTCTTTTTTCTTGGAAGAAAAAGAAGTGTTATTTAAGGAAGGAACACAATTTAAGATATTAAAGGTATATGTTGATGAACAAGGCTTTAATAGAATTGAAATGGAAGAAATTTAGTTGTAAGGAGATTGCATTTTTTTCTGAAATCTTCTAACATCTTCTAACACTTTTTCTAAATCTTTTTGGGAAAGTTGAGAACGCAATTTCTCTATTTCTTGAAAATAAAACTTGTCTTCATCCTCCCAAGATAGCCCTTCAGGTATCTTTATTTTTTCTTTGGCTTTATAGTATTCTTCAAGTGTCATTTGGTTAAAAATTTAGACAAAGTTACAAATAAATTTTAAAACACCTTTAAAAATGATTTAAAAATGACTCCAAAAGATTTTTTAAAACAAACTCTTACTGATATAAAGGTAAAACTTGGTGAGGAGTTTGACCGAAACTTTGAGCGAAAAGCCTTTTTTGATGAAAAATGGCCAGCTACTAAATTAACCTATCATAGAGGCTCTCTGATGATGCGCACGGGAAGACTTAGAAAATCACTACTCAGCCCCAAAGTAACCAGCAATGGAATCATATGGAGTTCCTCTCTTCCTTATGCTGATATACACAACAATGGAGGAGAAATCCGTGTGACTCCGCAGATGCGCAAGTTTTTCTGGGCAAAATATTACCAAACCTCTAGTGCTACGACTAAAAAGAAAAACGGAGAGGCTTCCAGTTCAGCCAGAAATAGAAAACTATCAATAGAAGCGGAACAATGGAAAGCCCTCGCATTAAAACCCATTGGAAGCATCATAAAGATAGAAAAAAGACAATTTATAGGAAGCCATCCACAAGTAGACAAGCACATTAAGGAAGTTATCAATCATAATTTTGGAGAGCTGAAAAAAGAAATGGATGCTCTCATGAAAAATATGGAAAAGAAAAACAATTTACGATGAAACAGATTTTAATTAACATTCAGAACCGATTGGCAGAAATCTCAGAACTTCGCTATATTGACGAAGACTGGGGACAGATAGACTACTATTCCCCAAATATGCCTGTAAAATGGCCTTGTTGTCTCATAGATATTCAGAGTGGGCAGTTTTCTAACATCTCTAAAGATGCAACTAAACGCCCTAAAGACAGACAAAACGGCTTGTTTTCGGTAAAAATCACACTTGCTAATATGAAACTGACTAACACTAGCTATTTAGCCCCACAGACACAAAAAGACAACGCTTGGGCTATTTTTGATTTGGTGGAAAAAATACATGAAAAACTTCATGGTTTTTCTCCTGATAATAATTGTGGGAAAATGCTCCGCTCCTCATTTGGCAGAACCCAACGAGATGATGGCGTGCAGGAATATGCTGTTATCTATGATTTTGAAGCACACAATGTTTAATCAAATAGGGAAGGTAGTGTTACCTTCTCTAATTCTTCATCGATAGGTGTACTAAGGATGCGATACAGCGTGTCTCTGGAGATATGAAACTTAGGATAGATATACTCCCTATGAATTACAGTAATAGGGATAATTCGGCAGTCATATTTATTAAATTCCTCCATTACAGCTTTGTATCGCCGTAATAGATTCCTTTTTCTGCCTATGTCTTGAACTCTAACTCCCATATCGCAAAGATAATAAGCATTTTGCAGTCCTGCAAATAGATTTTTAGCAAGTATAAAAATAAAAAAACCACCTACAAATGCAGGTGGCCAAAAAATAAAATATAATATAAAA